TAGTATCAGTGTGGTTCCTCGTCAAGATCTGACCTATGAGGAAACCGCCAAGTACTGGCGTGTATTCAGTAAATTTCCTAATGAGTTCGCCGCCGCCCTTGCCAGGTCGCTCCCTCATGATGTAGAATTCAAGTCTTACGATCACCTCCAGAACAAACTTACTCTTTTCAAAAAATGAACAACGAAGACTGCCTGCGGATTTCCCAGTATCGTGATGACATCTACGAGTGGGCATGTGTTCGCTTTAAGCAACTGATTACTGAAGATCGGGTTGATGATGCGTTGGCATTTGCTGACGAGTTCTTTGAATGGTTGGATCCTGAACAACTAGATAACGAAGTTACGTTATTCTATGACGCTGATGAACTCGGACAACTCTATCAATCCATTAGATCCTGATCTCAGGTCTCTCATACTGGATTACATTACAGCATACAACAACGACAATTTCGCTCTAGCTGAGAGCATCCTACACAACATCAGACAAAAGAGGGAAGCAGATGGAAGTGACGCTTGAATTGGGACCAGACATACAACTAGAATATGAGAGCTGGTTAGCAGTCAAAGAAAGTCTAGGCATCGAGCGTAGCATCAACAACTTCCTGTACTACACTTACAACTTCGGTACATTCGCAAATCCCAAGAACCCTGACGAAAATGAACTTTCCTAAATTCAAGACACCCGAAGACGAAACACTGTATTACAATATCTTTGAAGATAATCTTACCACATACAAGTTTATGTTGGATAAGGTGAGGGAAGAACTGTATGGCAAGGGGAATGGTAACTACTCTAATCTCCCTGGATCGTGCTTTGAAGTTCTGAATGATATCACACGATCTCTGATTTATCAGACATCTGATGCCTTCAAGGATGAAAAACCAGAATACAAAGATGAAATTGATGAGGTGTTCATTCCTCATCGTGATCTGAAAACAGCGATCAAAGAAGCACTAGTAGAAGTAGAAACTATTAATGCTTGAGTTTCTAATTATTTCAGCAGCTGTGGGTTGGGCACTATTTGCATTATACTCACCTGTGTTCAACCACCTCGACACTATTGAACATGACAATCTCCGTAATCGAAAACACTGATGGCACCTTCACGATCGACTGGGACAAAGAAGACCCCAAAGAAAGCATCCTCAACGACTGGACAGAAGAAGACTTCATCGAGTGCATCCGCTCGCACTGCGAAGAAGTTATCGCAAAATCTGACGACCCTGACAACGAAGAAGTCTCCATCGAAGACATCATCGAAAACGCCATCAACCAGCGCCAAGAAGTCGCCACAGAAGGCGAGCAAGGTAGCGAAAACACCAGTCAAATCGACACGAAAGACGAAGAATACGAAGTCACAGGAGCTCGTATATTCTTCTGATCTAGCACTCTTTCCATATGTGGATACATTCCCATATCGTCTAGAGGATATAAGCGAAAAGAAAACCTGTTATTTCCAATGTGAGAACCATGCCCGAAAATACATCACTCGATACAATCCAGAATACAGACTATACTGTTATACTCGATGAGGATGACAATGGTGACTTGTTCATGCCTATTCCAGCAGACTTCCTCGATGAACTTGGTTGGCAAGAGGATGACTTGTTGGAATGGATTGTCGAAGATGACCAAATTGTACTACGTAAGGTAGAAGACGATGAAAACTGTGTATGAGAGCCCCGACAGGGGACAGACCATCCGTGAGCGCCCCTTCCGTCAACCAATTGGGCAAGTGAAGTCGAATTGGTACTATGTGTTCTGGGGCATTATGGCAGCCGCTGTATGTGGTGGACAATTGTATGTTGGACTTGGGTATCGTGAGATGGCAAAAGCATCTAAAGCGATGGAAATTTCTGTTGCTTGCGTCACGCCATATGACACGCCCCAGCAACAGGATATGCGTGTAAGTAGAACCAAACCATTTGAATAATTATCATGGGCATGTTCGATTACTTTAGATCATCCTATGATCTAGGACCAGAACTCACAAATGTAGAGTGTCAAACCAAAGATATTGAGGATGGTATTGGTGGCACCATGACAGCATATTGGTTAGATCCTGCTGGTCAATTGTGGTATCCAACTTACGTCGGTACTCATATATTTGAGACTATCAAACAGGATGATCCTAGGTATGATCCCGAACGTGGTTTCTTGAACTACGAATGGATACCAACTGGTGCTCATGGTAGATATCAACCATGCATGATCACCAAATATGTTGAAGTCTATACATCAACATGGGGTGGTGAGTGGGAAGACTGGCCCCGTGCTATAATACACTTCAAATATGGCAAAGTAATGGACTATGAACTATTCAAGCGCAAAACTAGATCTGTTTAGATACACATACTCAGAAGACTTTGGTGATACGTGGTATTTCCAACTATTGAATTTCAATAAGCACTTCCCTGTACCTATCAAGAGACGATCATTCCTACAGTGGTCATTCTCCTGGTCTGATTATCCTAGTTGGCCATACATGCAGATCACATCTGGTAGTAGTGGTGTGCTGAGTTTCATGTTCTGGGTGTATAAATTTGGATTTGACATAGACCTTTTCTCTTATACATGGAAGATGAGTAGTCTACCTGGGACATCACGATAATGGCGTACAGTACAGCAATCAAAGGTACAGCAAAAACAAAAACTACTCTGAACTGGTGGGAATATTGGATTGGTCATTGCTGGATGACAGGATGGCAGAGTATGCGAATGACATTTCGCATATGGGCTGACTTAATGACATTCAACTATGATCACTATGCTCTACCTAGAACAGTAGAAGATCCAGAAACAGAGTGTATAGAATGGTTCTGGGCATCACTCAACGAGGATGATGTCTATCCCAAAGAATTCCTGGAATATCTACTGCAGATGGTAGAAGATATTGAGCTAGGTAAAGTAGAAACTTATTCAATTGATGAACTAATGGAGGATTTGCGCCATGATGGAGAACCCGAAACCGATACCTGATAAGAATCACCTAGACATCATGTGGACGGTGGCAACGAGTGGCAGTTTAGAAACTGGCATACGACCCCACTACGGGTTCGCTCAGTTGCTGTATGATTACCTCATAGACAAAAAGTTCCCTGATGACTACTATCCGAGAAAAACGAGCACTGCTGAAGAAACTTGAGACAGCATACAATACATGCTTTGATTGTGGTCAGAAATATGGCGTGTATTCTGTAGGTTGTTCATCTGTGTATGAAGCAAAGTGTGATGTCTGTGGTGAAACTAAACGTATCACAGAGACACGAGACTTTGCTTACTTTATTACTGGTATCCGCAAACTCAAACTTGAGATCAAAAATGAGAAAGGTAACAGTCAAACCCAAAAGCAGCAAGGCGAAGAACCGTCTAGCTAACATTATGGACAATAACCCCATCTGTATTGTAGAGCAAGATACTGGTGGTGAGTTGTTCTTAGCATCAGAAAATCGCAAATACTTTTTCTGGGTTAGTACTCGTACTGGTACTAATCGTTTCGGTGACAAATCTGACGCACACTGGGAGGTGATTGAATGAAACCCAAATTCCGTCCAGTATTGGAGATGGCAATTGAAGAAGGCGTTAGATTTGGTTGGAACCGTGCTCATAAACACAATCCTGAACCAGATGTAGATGCTGCTGCTGATGCTATAGTAAATGAGATCATGAATTCACTTGATACTTGGTTCAACATGGAGGATTTTGAATGAGTTTTACTAAGACTGTTTCTGTGTTTGCTGCTCTCGCTAGTATCTTTGCTGCTGGTGCTGCTGGTTGGAAACTAGCAGACAGTCAAAACCAAGTTCCTTTGACGCCATTAGATCAAAAGGTGATGGAACTGGAAAAGAAACTCGAAGAAGCACAAAAATCTCAAGTTGCTCCACAACCAGTTAGTCTCCCAGCAGCTCCAGCACCTGTAGTTCAAACAGCACCACAACCTGCTACACTACCTCCAGTAGCACCACCTCCACCTGTTCCTCCACAACCATGACTTTGATTGACACTCTCGAATACTTTATCGATGATACTAGGGCTCGTCTATCTGATGTAGAATGGGAAATCCGTGAAGAGACAAACTATGATGATGAAGGGCATGATCTGCGTATGCTTGACTTCTGCGAACAGTATGATGAAATTGATGAGCGACTACAAGATCTAGAAAAGATCAAATCTATTATTGAAATTATGGAGATTGACGAATGATCGACCGAACTAAACCTGACAATACGATGCGTAATGCCACCATTATTGGTGTTTCGTTTCTTCTCTCACTACTAGTCATCAACGCTGTGGTTGGTCCGCTGTATAATGTGTGGGCACAATCGCTACAAGGTAAGGCAGAACTTCAGAAAGCAGAATATACACGCCAAGTGGCAGTCCTTGAAGCACAAGCAAAGAAAGATAGTGCTCAACAGTTAGCTGATGCTGAGGTAATCCGTGCTCAAGGTGTTGCCAAAGCAAACCAGATCATCGGTAACTCGTTGAAAGATAACCGTGAGTATCTCCAGTATCTGTATATTACTGGTCTGGAAGAAGGATCTAATAAAGGTAACGTGACGATCTATGTGCCTACCGAGGGTGGTATGCCTGTCCCCACTTTGCAAATGAACAAGTGACACTTTGATAACTGGCACAGGGTCCGTCACGGGCTCTGTGCTTTGCCCTATAATAACTACATCAACGAAACAACCATGTCTAACAACACTTCTACTCGCTGTCCGTCACGGGCTCTGTGCTTTGCCCTATAATAACTACATCAACGAAACAACCATGTCTAACAACACTTCTACTCGCTCTGGTATGGGTTTCACGGGTTGGCTGACTATTCTGTTTATTGCTCTCAAACTGACTGGTCAGATTACTTGGCCGTGGGTGTGGGTTCTGTCTCCCATTTGGATCAGTATTCTAATTGTTCTTGCTATTCTTGCTATTATCCTTCTGGTTGCTATTATCAACGAGGTGCGTAAATGAGCGGCGTTAATTATGTTTGTATTATTGATGGTGTGCTTGAATTTGCTAGCACCAGCCCAGAAGATTTTGCCCATTACCTGATGGTATATGAAGATGAAGTCTTTGAGGCGGAAGAGAATGGAGCGTTTGTTCAGATGCTTTCCTTGACTGATGATGAGTATGATGCTATGTTCCCTGTAGAAGATGATGAATTGGAGGAAGAAGAATGAGCGGCGGACACTTTGGAGATTATGATTATTACAAGGTCTCACAGTTTGCTGATGAGTTGGAGGTAGATATTGATAACAATGGCAAACCAGATGAGTATGGTTGGAAGTCTAACCACGACCCCGAGGTGATTGATTGTCTACAGGAGCAACTCCCCAAACTGCGTAAGATGGCAGAGATTATGCGTCACATTGACTATTTGTATAGTGGTGACATTGGCGATGATGGTTTCCTGCTGCGTATGAAAGAAGTGGAG